GCTACCTTGTCCGCCGACCGTTCACCGCAAGAAGCGGGCAGGGGGCGGTGTACGGTCGGCGGACAAGGTAGCTGCCAGTGTCAACAAGGCCGGTCCGGGGGAGTTCAGCTCTCCGCATGAGCCCGGGACCCTGGAGCACGCGGTGGACAAGGCCAACCACGCTTCGAGGATGGCTGAGGCCAACCCCACGCCCGAGACCCACGAAGCGGCTCGCACGGCCCACGCCGACGCGGCCTGGAAGGCCACCAAGGCCAAGAACGACCCCGCGAACACGTATCATTTGCTGATGGCTCGGCACCACGGTTACGCGGCCAAGGGCGAGCCGACCCGGGGGTCTCTGGGTGAGTCCCACTCCGACGCCCAGGGTGCCCTGTTCAACAACGACCCCCACCATCTGATGTCCCTGTTCTCGGACACCGAGGCCCGGCGCCAGGCGGACCAGCATTACGACTCCATCCGCAACGCAGCAGACAGCGGGCTGACCAAGACCCAGCTGTCTGCCGTCAAGACCTACACCGGAAACGCGTTCAGCAAGATCAACGACCACCTGCGGGGGTCCAAGACGATCACGGACCCTGCGGCCCGCAGCAAGGTCGAGAAGACCGTGTCCGACCTGGATGCAGCCATGTCCAAGCAGGAGCCGCTGGCGCACGATATGGTAACATATCGAGGTGTCAAGAACGCCGATCAGGTATTCGGAAGTCTCGGCAGCCACGTGGGAGGAGAGTTTGCGGACCATGCGTTCACCAGCACCACCACCCACGGTGCAGTATCCAACGAGTTCAGCCACGAGGCCGTGGTCAGGGTGCTGAACCGCCAGGGGCAGGTGGTGTTGAAGCCCCACGACGCTGGAGCGTTCGGAAACGCCAGCGCCGACTTCAGAGAGCTGACCGTCCCCCGAGACACCAGGTACCACGTTGCTGCCGACCGCATGGTGACGCTGCACGACGGTACGTCTCGCAGGGTCATCGACCTGGTCCGCAAGTAGAGTCAGACAGGAGAGTCGAACCTGTGAGCTGGGCAAAGTGGGACGCCGAGCACCGGGGCCTCAATGTCCATATCGGAAAGAGCGCCACCGGCGGCCTCCGCGTGGTCTCGGGCGGCAAGCACCTGGGCAACATCGAGCACAGGGGCGGCAAGCACATCGCCGTCGTCAAGAAGGGGGGCGTCCTCGAACACACCGAGCACGACACCCACGAGGACGCCCTCAACCACATCCGCCAGGCTCACGGCCTGTCCAAGGGCGGAGCGTCGATGAATGCCGAGGCCGAGGCGCTGGTCAAGCAGCACTCGGCCAAGAAGACGTCGTCGGCCGAGCAGCTCGCGGCCCAGATCAAGGCGTCGCTGGGGCACACCACCCCCGCCCCCCATGCGGTCACCGAGTCCAAGGCCAAGAAGAGCACCTCGACCGTCGTCACCGCCGACAAGAGCTCGGCGTCAGTGGTCCACGGCCTGGGCAAGCCCAAGAGCAAGGCCCTGGAGAAGGGCAAGAAGTACCACAGCGACTCGATCAAGACCAAGATCCACATCGCCGCCTGGAAGGACAAGAAGGCGGCGGGAGGGGGTGGTGTATCCGCCCCCAAGGCCGCCGCAGTCCCCAAGGCCGACCCGAAGAAGGCGGCTGAGGAGCACGCCCAGAAGCTCCAGGACGCCGCTCACGCCGCATCGGCCAAGGCCGACAAGTCCGGTACGGTGGGCGACCACAAGGCCGCCGCCGCCGCGCACAACAAGGCGGCCGATGCCTCCCACGACGTCGGTATGTCCAGTCTGGCCGACCTGCACGACGCACAGGCCCAGGTGCACGGGCACAAGGCCCAGAAGGCCCAGCTCGGCGAGGAGCAGCAGGCCGCTTTTGACAAGGCGCTGGCGGCCACCACCAAGGCATCCAGTGAGAAGACCCCCGAGGCCCACAAGGCCGCCCAGGCTGCCCACGAGGCGGCGCTGAAGAAGATCAAGGGCGACGGTACCGACGTCCACGGCCGGTCGGTGTACCACCTGAAGTGGGCCGGGTACCACGACGACGAGGCCCAGAAGCTCACGCCGTCGGGTATCCAGCTGCCTCCGCAGCAGGGCGTGTACGGCAACCTGTCGAACATGGCCTACAAGGCCACGGCACAGGCCAACAAGGAGAACACGTACGAGGCCCACGAGACCGCCCACAAGGTGCACCTCCAGGCATCCAAGTCGGCGAAGCTGTCCAAGAACGACAAGATGGCGCAGATTCATGCCGACGCGGCACAGCAGCACAAGGCCGAGGCCGAAAAGTTGCACGCCGCGCCGAGCACCAGCTCGGCGGCGAAGATCGCGGCCACCGTCACCACTCCCCACTTCGCCTCTCCGCCGACCCAGAAGGACCTGGCCACCCAGGCGGGCAAGTCCAAGAAGGCGGCCGAGGCAGCGTCGGCCAAGGCCAACAAGACCAACACGGCGGCCGACCACCAGGCGGCCTACGAGGCCCACCTCCAGGCGTACAAGGACGCGAAGGCGGCCGGGTTCGACTCGTGGGCCAAGGTCCACATGAACAAGCAGGACGAGCACTACAAGGCCAAGAACAAGGTGCTGACGGCCGGGCTGCCCCCCGCCCCGGCGGCCAAGAAGACCACGGCGGCCCCCGCCAAGAAGGTGGCGGCCCCGGCCGCTGCGGCGCCCACCCCGTCCGGCGGCACAAAGTCCAAGTTGGAGACGGCGGCCGATGCCGCCGACAGGGCGTCCCGGGAGGCAGAGGCCGAACCGACCAAGGAGAACCACCTGGCGGCGGCCGAGGCCCACAAGGCGGCGCTGTCCGCGTCGTACTACGACACCCACGCCAAGGCGGCGAACTACCACCAGATGATGCAGTCGTACCACGCGGCGGCGGCGTCGAACCCGGCCGGGCTGAAGAAGCCCGAGGTGCTGAAGGAGCACAAGGACGAGAAGGCCGACCTGTTCCCCCCGGAGACCCACGGGCTGCACGTCGGGTTCCAGGACACGGCCAGCCGCCGCAAGGGCCAGCAGGCGTACGACTCGGTCACCAAGGCGTCCGCCACCGGCCTGTCGCCGTCTGAGCGGTCGTCGGTCCACGCCTACACCGGGTCCTGGTACAAGAGCATCAACCGCTACCTGCGCAAGCAGGACAGCGGCACCGCCACCGTGAAGGGTCACGTCCAGCAGCTGGACTCCGCGTTCGACAAGCAGCCCCCTCTGAAGGACGACCTGATCACCTACCGGGGCATCAGCGACGCTTCCGAGCTGTTCGGAGACGTCGGCAGCCACGTGGGCGGCGAGTTCCAGGACCACGGGTACGGCAGCAGCGCGTCCAATGCCGCAGTCACCCACGGGTTCAGCTCCAGCGGCGTGAGCGGCGCCCTGGTCCGTATCCTGCACCCGGCCGGGACCAAGGTCCTGAAGCCGTCGGACGTGGGCTCGTTCGGAGACTCCGAACGCGAGCTGCTGATACCCCGGGGGACGAAGTTCCACGTGGCCGCCGACCGGCTGGTGACCGACCAGAACGGCAAGACCCGCCGACTGATCGACCTGGTGCGTAAGGACTGACCTTTGCCCGGCCGTCATACCCCCATGGTACAATGGAAAGAGAGCAAGGAGGCACCACCATGGCCAAGGACCCGCGCCAGCCGCACGGCGGCGACGACCCGGAGGACTCCGGCAGCGCCGACAAGTTCACATGGAGGCCGGGGGAGGTGGTGTGGACCCGTAAGCCCACATCGGCCCAGCAGCTCGCCGGGCGCCTGAAGGCCAACGAGGGCCCGGGCCGCCCGGTCAAGAAGCGGTGACCGGCGGTGGCGGCCGACAGCTCCGGTAACACACCGGCCGAGCAGCAGGCCGTCACCTCCACCAAGCTGGAGAACGTGGCGGCGGTCGCTGCCATGCTTGCCCTGGAGCGCGAGGCCGTCAGTGCGGCCTCCGCCCCCCTGCGTACCGCGATCGCCAACATATTCCGCCTGATGGCCGGGCGGTACGTCATCCTCGCCGGTGCCCTGGACCGCCCGGCCACGCCCGAGGTCACCCGCCAGCTGTCCGAGACTCTGGCCCTGGAGCTGGAGACCCTGCGGGCGATCGACCCCACCCCCGCACTGGAGAAGGCCGCCACCGACGCCAGCCGCCTGGGGCTGGAATATGCAAACAGGCGCATGACAGACGCCTTCCCGGACACCACCCCCCACCCGCCCGAGGACACGGTCCGGTCCCCCGAGGTCGAGCAGCTGGTCCGGGAGGCCCCCGGCCGCATCTCCAAGGCGGTGGACGACGCCCAGGAGTTCGCCGAGGCGGTCCCGGCAGCCGACTGGGCGGGGGTGGTGCAGCAGGTGGGCAAGGCGGCCCAGGCCGCGACCAGCCTGGAGAAGACCACCGCGCAGGTGGTGGCCACGGCCCACAACGACAGCATCCAGTCGGTGGCCGCCGCCAAGGGGGCCCGCCTGCTGTGGGTGGCCGAGCCCGATGCGTGCGTGGTCTGCCTGGCCCTGTCCGGGCATCTGGCCGACCCGAACACCGGCGAGTGGTTCGACGAGGAGGCCACCTTCGGCAAGCCGGGGTCGGCCATGCGGGTGTGGCCCCCCGGCCAGCCGCTGAAGGGCCCGCCGCGCCACCCCCACTGCCGGTGCGTCCCCGAGCTGTGGTTCGGGGCGTCCCTGCCGGTGGGCCACCCCGGCGAGACCTCGCTGTACAACGCCCCGGACCTCGCAGCACAGGTCGACCTGCCCGCCGCCCTGCGCCGCGAGGCCAAGCGGTCGGTCCTGTACGGCTGGTCCCTGCCGTCCGAGTCCGGCACTGTCCGGCTGAAGGCGGCCGAGCGGCTGCTGGCCAAGGGTGCCGGGCTGCCCAAGTCGGTCGAGGAGCGGGCCCGGAAGGCGGTCAAGGCCGGGAAGTTCGACAACCGGATACACCCGTCCAAGAGGACTGCGAAGCGGTAGTGTCGATGTTAAACTGGGTGCCAGTCCGTGGATGCGGGCAGTAAAGGTCCCAGTTGGGAGACACACGACGTGAATCACCCCCGCCTGACGCCCGTTCCGGGCACCCCCATCGGCTACCTCGCCTCGGGACAGCCGGTGTATCCCTTTGCCGGGGCGTCCCCGGACGACGACACCCTGGAGGTCGGCCCCGACGACGAGCCGGACGACGTCGAAGACGAGCTCGAGGAGGACGACCCCTCGGACGATGAGAGGGAGTACCGGCCTCCGTCCCGCGCCGAGTGGGTCAAGGTGCAGGCGTCCCTGGTCAAGGCCAACGGGTCGGCCAAGCAGCGCCGGGAAGCCATGGCCGCCCTCCAGAAGCAGGTCGACGAGCTGCTGGCCGAGAAGGCCGAGCGCGAGACCGACGAGGAGCGCCGGGCCCTGGCGAAGGGGGCAGTGAAGCCCGGCGACAAGAAGAAGGCGGCGGGGGGTGGTGCAGCCCCGGTCCTGCCGGACGGCGTGTTTACCAAGACCCAGGTCCGCCAGCAGCTGGCCGCCGCCACCAAGGAGGCCGAGGAGCGCGTCGAGGGCAAGTACCGGGACATCGCCGTGAAGTCGGCGGCCCGGGCGGCCCTGTCCGAGGCCGGTGTCCAGGGCGGTGGTGTCTCCCGGCTGGTCAAGCTGCTGGACCTGCACGCGGTCGAGCTGGACGAGGACGGCGACGTGTCCGCCGGGCTCGACGAGCAGATCGAGGAGCTGAAGCAGGAGTTCCCCCAGCTGTTCAAGGAGCCCGAGCCGGTGCGCCCGGTGCGGCGGAGGGCCGCCGCGCCCCGGGGTGCGAACGGCGCCGGTCGCGAGGCGCTGCCGGAGGACACCGTCCGCCTGTCGACCGCTGAGAAGATCGCGCGCCAGGCGTTGGGCAGCAGGTAGTGGCACCCCAGATGTTGACGTGGTAACATAGTACCAGCCTGCGGATGCGGGTGGATTGACCTGGATCGGTCAAAGAAACAGACAATCCACCCACACCCCAGGAGGGACGCGGAATGTTCCGCATCAACCTGCTGGCGTCCGGACCGGCTGTCGCGCCCAAGACGCTGATCGGTTACCTGGACTCCGGCGCGCCGGTCTTCGCACTCGCGGGTGGCGCCCGCGACACGATGGAAGCGTGGATCCCCGAGGAGTTCGACTCCCAGGTGATCATGCGCGTGAACCAGATCTCCGGCGTCGAGGCGCTCGGATCCCCGGTTCCGATGAACTCCGAGACCCGCTCCGTGCCGCGTTCGGCCGGTGTCGGCGTGGCTCTGGTCGCCAAGGGCGGCACCTACAGCGAGGACCAGTCGGTCAACGACTCGGTCATCCTGTCGGCCCAGAAGTTCGGCCAGGCCGTCCGCATCGCGGAAGAGGACATCGACGACTCAATCGCCGACGTCATCGCCACGAAGCAGAAGGACTGGGCGACCTCGTACGGCAAGATGTTCGACAACGCCTGCCTGGCCACGTCGGCCGCTGCGGGCGCGGGCGTCCCGTTCAACAGCGTGTACTACTCGCTGACCCAGTCGAACTCGAACACCGGCTACACGGCCAACTCGAACCTGACCCAGACGGGTAGCGCGGGCACCACCTACGCCACCCTGTCCCAGTCCCTGGGCAACGTCGAGCGCGGCAACTACTTCGACATCTCGGAGATGGTCTGCCTCGCGCACCCGGCGTACCGCAACCTGCTGCGGAACATCAAGGACTCCAACCAGCGCCCGATCTTCCAGGAGTCGAGCGCGGGCTTCCCCGGCGGCGGCATGGCCGCCAGCCCGGACACGATCTTCGGTATCCCGATCCACTGGTCCCTGGGCGCGATGACCTCCGCCACGGCGACGCCGACCCCGACCGGCAACCCGCTGCTGATCTGGGCGAACCGGAACTACATGATCGTCGGCCGCCGCTCCGGCCCGGAGTCGGTGTTCATCGACGGCCGCAACGGTCTGTCGGCCCTCACCGACGAGTCGATCCTGAAGATGCGCGCCCGGCGCGCCTTCGCGGTCGGCCACGAGGCCGCGTTCTCGGTCCACGAGGACAACTCCGGCAACATCAACCTCTGATCGGGGCCGTCCTAGACGGCGGGCGGCGCCTTCAGGCGGGTCGCCGCCCGCTCCCCGGTCCTCCAGAAACGGAGACCCTCATGGCAGATTTCACCGGCGGGCAGTTCCCCTCTCTCGACGGCAATCCCGAAGCCGAAGTGGCCCAGCGCACCGAGCTGCCGACCGAGGGCAGCTGGTTCCGCAAGCAGTTCGTCGTGCACAACCGGTCCCACACCCGGGACCTGTCGGAGGACCACGAGGTCCATCTGGCCAACCTCGGGTCGGTCCTCCAGGATGCGCTCCAGCGCGGGCTGCACCCCAAGGACGCCCCGGAGCTGGAATCCGAGGACGACCACGACTGGGAGAAGGACACCACCGTCCTGACCTACCGGGTCCCCGTGGTCCCGGCGGTCGCCGACGACCACCCGGAGACCACCGTCACGCCCTCGGTGCTGGCCTGGGCGCTGGCCCAGCGGGCCGGTCACGACCAGGACGAGCCGGTCATCGCCCCGGTCCCCGAGCCCAAGGCTTCCGCTGAGGAGCCGACGGAGTGACCCTCTCGACCAACCAGGGTGCGACGGCGGTCGTCCAGTCCTCCTGGTCGGTCGGCGGCGTCCCCACCGACGTCAGCAACCTGACCGTGGCCGTGTCGGCCGTGTCCGACGGGTCCCCGGTCGTCTCTCCCACCGCCTCAGGCATCTACCACGCCAGCACCGGCGAGTACACCTTCAGCTGGGCCGTGCCCACCACCCAGGCGGTCGGCGACTATCTGGCCACCTGGTCCGGGACGCTGGCGGGGGTAGCGTCCACCCAGCAGGTGGTGGTCACGGTCCAGGATACGAACTTCGGGTTCCCCAGCTTCCTGACCTGGTGCGACATCTCCCTGACCGAGGGCCCCATGGACAACCGGGGCACGATCCACGCGGTCGACCCGGTGGCCTGGGTCAAGTCCGTCACCGGCCAGACCCTGACGATGGACAGCATCAACCAGGGGCAGCAGGTCCTGAACCTGTACAGCAACTATACCCCGGAGTCCAGCGGGTTCAACATGCAGCCGTTCGACCTGCTGTGGCTGCGGTACGGGCTGGCCTATCAGTCCACCTGGATGACCCAGCAGCCGGGCCTGCTGTACCGTGCCGGGGTTACCTCGATCTCCCAGGACGGGCTGTCCACCAACTTCGCCGACGCGCGGGCCATCATGCTGGCCCCGTTGGCGGTCCGCGCCCTCAAGCAGCTGTCCTGGCAGAAGTCCCGCTCCCTGCGGGTGCGCGTCCCGTTCATCGACGACCAGACGCCGATGTCCTCCGACCCGGACGCCGAGGCCAACGACCTGTACGAGCGCTGGGTGGACATGTACAACTTCGGGTATCGCGGATCGTCGGTCCCGTAATGGGCCGCTCCGCCGACGCCATCGCCCTGCGCGAGCAGGTCTACCAGCAGATGCTCCGCAAGTTCCCGCCGGACTCGATCGCCTGGGTCCGGCAGGTCCGCTGGTCCGGTCCCGCCCAGGTCCCGCTGTCCGATATCGACAGCACCGGCCGGGACAGCTGGCGTGCCAGCCACGAGCCCGCCGGGGTCGAGGAGCACCGCCGCAAGGAGGCGTCCGGCACCGCCCGCCCGATCGTCCTGGTACAGCCCCCCGGCGGCCGGAAGACGATCGTGGACGGCCATCACCGGTTCCTGGGGGCCGAGCAGAACGGGCAGTCCGCCATCCTGGCCTGGACGGCCTCGGTGCCTGCCGCGACCGGCCCGTGGACCGAGACCCACTCGTCCCAGAAGGGCGGCCCGAGCAACTGATGCAGGCAATCCCCACCACCACGGTCAGCATCCTGCGCGGTACCACCGAGACCGACGCGGGCGACATCGTGGACAGCCTCACCCCCAGGTACACCGGCATCCCGGCCTCGATCATGGAGCGGACCCGGAACGGCATCGACTCGGTCAGCTTCGAACCCCGGGTGTACCGCTACACCACCTGCCGCCTCCCGTCGGGCACCGACGTCCTGGACACCGACCTGATCCTGGACGAGCGAACCGGCAAGCAGTACTCCATCTCGGCCGTCTCCCGGCTGGGGTCGTTCGTGCACGTCCCGGACCTGCGGCTGGACCTCCAGTACGTCAACTGACACCACCCCCCTCTCCGGTGTACAATTAACCTGAACTTCACCGACCGAGGGAGACCCCGATGGCCAGCATCCCGAACCTGGGTACCCGCGACCCCCTGAACGCCGACCGCAAGGCGGGCAACGCCAGCAACGGCGTGACCCCCGGCTCGTCGGCCAAACTCCTGAAGGGCGGCGGCTCGATCGGCGGCGCCCAGGAGGCGGGCCACCAGCCGTCGAAGAAGGCCCACCCCCAGGGCCCGTTCGTCGACCGCGACGGCAACCGCTTCCGGATGCCGAGCTGCTGAGCGACGCCCGCACCACAACTGAACCGCACTGCTGCGCCGCCCCCGTTCGACCGGAGTAGATCCGGGAGGGGGGTGGTGTAGCCACCCGACGTAGAGGAGGGTGTGGCAGGTGGCCACCGAGCTGCACTTTGAGGATGACTGGTTTGACCAGTTCGCCATGCCCGCGATCAACCAGGCGGTCATGAAGGTCACCGTCGCTGTCCGCGACGACGCTCGGAAGGTCTGCCCCGTCGACACCGGCGCCCTGAAGGCGTCGCTGGTCGCCCTCAACTCCGGGATCGGCCAGGGACGCGTCGCGTCCCATATGCCGTATGCCGCCGCCGTCGAGCTCGGGTTCAACGGCGTGGTGACGGTGCGGGCCCACATGCGCAACGGCCACCCGGTGCGCGAGCACACGGCCCACATGAACACCCCGGCCCAGCCGTACCTGCGCCCGTCGCTGTACCGCAAGCGCGACCTCGGGGACCTGTGATGGCCACCCGCCGAGCGAACACCGACCTGGTTGCCGGTCTATGGCTGGCCAGCCTGCCCGGCCTGAGCGCCAGCATGGTCGGCACTGTCGTCCCCGAAGGCGCCGAGAAGAATCCGGACCTGATCGCCAGCGGGTTCGTCGAATACTTCACCGTGGGCGGCACCCCCGACATGTACGTGCCCGAGCGCCAGCCGGTGCTCCAGGTCAAGACCTACGGGTTCCCCGTCAAGACCGGCTCCCGGCGCCCGCAGCGGGCCCTGGCCAACGACCTGGCCGAGGCCATCGTGCACGCGTGCCAGGACCCGGCCAGCTTCAACGCCCGGCTGATCCTGCCCAACGACCGGTTCCCGGCCCGGGTCCAGCAGGCCCACGCACTGTCCGAGCCCCGGCCGGTGCCCGACGACCGGGGCTACTGGGCCGTCTACCAATTCGATCTCCAGATCTACTGGGTGGAGCTTCCGTCATGAGCACCAGCAAGCGCCGGTTCGTAATCATCGGGCCGGTCAGCCGCCAGCCCGCCAGCCTGAACGGCCGGATCCTGGTCCACAACAGCCGCCCGGAGATGGAGTTCCTGTTCCCTGGGTCGGAGATCCGGGAGATCGGGCCCGACCTGCCGGAAGCCGACACCATGTCCATCAAGGACCACCCCGACCTGGTGTCGGTCCAGTGGCCGCTGCGGCGCGAGGACTTCCGATGACCCGCACGATCCGTATCACGATGCGGCCCGACCAGCCGGTCGAGGTCACCGACCAAGAATTCCAGGACCTGACCCGCATGGGGGTGGTCCTGCCGGAGACCGCCGAGGAGGTGACCAGCAGTGGCCAAGAAGAGCCCGAAGATCACGGCGTCGAAGCGCCGGGGCCTGAAGACGTCTGACTTCGCCCTCCCGGGCAAGGACAAGGACGTCAAGGGGGCCAAGGGAACATACCCGATCGACACCCCCGGCCGCGCCCGCGCCGCGCTCGGGAGAGCGACCCAGTTCGCCAGCCCGGCGCAGCAGGCGACGATCAAGAAGCGCGTCGCCAAGAAGTACCCCGGCGTCAAGATAGCCAAGAAGAAGTAGCACCCCACACCACCCCCCGTGCCTGAACCGCCTGTCGGGCCGCAACCAAACGAGGAGTACCGGTGTCCGTCACCGTAACCAACCTGATCCTCGGCCCCGGCACGCTGTACTCCGGTCTGTTCGGGGCCGTGGAACCGCTCGATTCCGCCGTCAACCTGGCGCCCCCGTCGTCCTCCTGGACCGACGTTGGCGGCACGCTGAACGGCATCACCCTGTCGGTGGACCAGCAGTACACCGAGCTGATGGTCGACCAGCTGGTCGACTCGATCGGCCGCCGCCTCACCAAGCGCGAGTTCAGCATCACCACCCAGATGGCCGAGCCCACGCTGGCCAACCTGTCGATCGCGCTGAACGGGTCCACCCAGACCTCCGGCGCGGTCACCTCCGGCGGCCAGTACCAGACCCTGGAGCCGCTGTTCGCCACGTCGGCCACCCAGCCGACGTACATCGCCCTGTGCCTCGACGGATACGCGCCCGCCTCGTTCCGGCGCCGCGTGATCGTCCGCCGGGCCCTGTCGACCGCCAAGGTCGACACCGTGATGGACAAGTCCAAGCAGACCGTGTTCACCGTGAACTTCGCCGGACACTACGTCAGCTCGGCCATCGCTCCCTTCCACATGGTCGACCAGACCTCCTGAGAATAGGACCCGCCTGAGATGGCTACCGCCGCCAAGAAGTCCGCCGCCGCCCTGCCCCGCAAGGCCGTGGCCCCGCGCCAGCCGACCGACCGCCCGCGCAAGCGGGCGGCGGTCCAGGACCTGCCCATGCCCGAGGTTGAGGTGCTGGTGCTCTCCTCGGAGGACGCCCCGGCCGAGCCGGACCTGGTCGAGGTCTTCCGGCTGGACGGCAAGCCGTACCACATCGACCGGAACATCGGCGCTGGTGTGGCCCTGCGGCTGCTGAAGGCCATGAAGAACGAGGGCGAGAACGCGGCCCTCGGCGGATTCCTGGTGGAGGTGCTGGGGGACGAGGCGTTCGACGCGTTCGCCAGCTTCCCCGGCGTGACGGTCACGCAGATGGCCCAGGTCATGCAGACCTGTGTCACCGCCCTGATGGGGGACGCCAAGACGGGCCCAAAAGCCTGATCCTGCCCCGCCTGGCGGAGCTGCTGTGGGTGGTAGACATCGAAGGTGACGTGGCCTCGGACCTGTCCGTGTATCACCGGGTCGACGACATGCACGGCATGGGGTCGAGGCGGTGGGCGCAGCTGGTTCCGAGGCTGCCGTACTACCAGGGCGCCGTCTGGGTCTGCTCGCAGGCCCAGGCGCAGGCCCCGGAAGCCCCTCCGGCGACACGAGAGGGGGCGGGGGGTGGTGTAGCGCCCGAGCCCGCCTTCGTGGCTCCGGCAGGCCCGTGGAAGGCGGACACGGTGGTGGAGTCCACCCGCGCGGCGCTGGCGTTCTCGGACATCGGCGACATGTTCAGTTGGGGAACGCCCTAGGAGGGGTACGCACGTGGCAGACGACGGGATGGGCTTCCAAATAGCCTCTGCCTACGTGCAGATCGACCAGAAGTCCGAGGGGCTGCGGGAGAAGATCCAGTCCGCCATCGCCGCCGCCGTCGAGGGCCTGACCATCGACGTGCGGACCAAGGCCGTATCGGACACCCTCCACCAGCAGGTGGCCCAGGCCGTCCACGAGGCCGAGAGCGGCGAGACCATCGAGCTCCCGGTCGAGACCCACGCCGAATCGGCGGTGGACAAGCTCAAGACCCTGATCGATGAGGTCAAGGCCGACGCCCATGTCGACCTGAAGCTGGATACCGGCGGGGCCGAGGCCAAGCTGGCCGAGGTCGCGGCCGAGGAGGAGGAGGTCCGGCGCCGGTCCGAGGACGTCGGCTCCTCCTCCGGGTTCACCAAGCTCAAGGACATGGTCAAGGGCCTGATCGACTCCCTCGGTGAGGCCCGGTCCAGCCTGACGTCGGCGGCCTCCCCGCTTGCCGACCTGAGCTCCCGCGCCAGCTCGGCCGGGGGCGCGGTGGCGTCCATGGCCGGGTCGGTGGGAGGGGCAGTCGGCCCGATGGGGGCGATGATCGCCGCCGCGATCGCCCTGGCGCCCGCGCTGGCCGCCCTGCCCGCCGCGATCGCCGGGTTCGCGGGCGGCCTGGGCGTGGCGATGGTTGCCATGAAGGGTGTCATCGGGGCGATGGGCGCGGCCAGCCAGGCCAGCGCCGGGGCCGGTGCCTCCGCCGCCCAGCTGGCCCAGCAGGCGTTCTCCAACGCGCTGGCCATCAAGTCCGCCGAGCAGCAGATCGTCGACGCCAAGCGCCAGGCGGCCGACGCCGCGATCTCGGCGGCCAACGCCATCATCTCGGCCGACCAGCAGCTCGCCAGCGCCGAGCACTCGGCCGCGATGGCCGCGCAGGAGCTGGCCGACGCCAAGGCCAACGCCCAGAACACCCTCACCGACCTGAACAACTCGGCGGCCGACGCCCAGAACGGGGTGACCGACGCCCAGCTGGCCGCCCAGCAGGCCGAGCAGGACTACACGGCGACCATGGCCAACGGCCTGGCGACCCCGCTCCAGAAGGCCCAGGCCCTTCAGCGGCTGAAGGACGCCCAGCAGGCCCTGACCGACGCCGAGCAGCGCTCCAAGGAGGCCACCGAGCAGGCCAACAAGGCCAACCAGCAGGGTGTCGACGGCATCCCGTCGGTGGTCAACGCCCAGTATGCCTACCAGCAGGCCGTCGAGGGGGTGACCAACGCCCAACGCAACCAGGCCAACGTGGCCCGGCAGACGGCCGAGCAGCAGATGCTGGCGGCCCGCTCAATCCAGCAGGCCGAGGAGAACCTGACCAACACCTACAAGCAGCAGCAGCTGGCGGCGGCGGCTGCGGCACAGGCGGGGGGTGGCGCAGACGCCTTCGGCCAGGCGATGTCGAAACTTACCCCGGTAGGCCAGCAGGTGGTCGAGATCCTGCTGAGCATGAAGAAGGGTATGGACGGCGTCGCCCAGAACGCCTTCCTGCCCGGCATGCTCGCGTTCCTCCAGGACATCCAGCCCCTGATGCCCGAGATCAAGCAGGCCATGACCGAGGTCGGACAGGCCCTGGGCGGGGTGCTGGAGCAGATCGGTGGGCTGTTCCAGAACAAGGAGTTTGTCAAGGAATTCTTCCTGGTGTTCCAGGAGGGCGCCCAGTTCATGTCGACCGTCGGGGGCGGCCTCACCAGCCTGTTCCAGCTGGTGACCCAGGCCGCGTCCCAGGCCGGGCCGATCATCCAGGCGCTCGGCACCGGGCTGTCCGAGATCATGACCGGGCTGGGCGAGCTGTTCGTCGGACTGACCGACAACAGTTCCGGAGCGGCCCAGGGCATCCAGGCCGTCCTGGGGTTCATCGGCGACCTGCTGGGACCGCTGGGCCAGATCGTCGGCATGCTGGCGGGGGCCCTCGGCCCGGCCCTGGCCGCGCTGCGCCCGGCGCTGGACACCTTCGTCAAGCAGTTCGTCGCCGCCCTGGTCCCGATGATGCCCTCGCTGACCAAGGCCCTGCTCGCCCTGGCCGACGTGTTCGTGCAGCTCCTGCCGATCATCGAGCCCATCATCCCCCTGCTGGCCCAGGACCTCACCCTGGCGTTGCAGATCCTGGCCCCGCTGCTCGAGGACGTGGCCGGGTTCCTGGCGGACAACGCGGGGTGGCTCAAGTGGGTCGGCGCGGGGTTCCTGGCGCTGTCCGAGCCCGTTCTGACCGTGATCACCGTGATCACCTACATGTGGGACCACTTCCAGGGCTTCAAGGACTTCGTGCAGCAGATGCTGACCGATATCCACAACTGGTGGTTCGACCTGTGGCACTTCCTGGACGGCCTGTACCACGACATCGTGGCCGCCACCGAGGCTCAGTGGAGCCTGGTCAAGCACTTCCTGATCGACCCGATCAAGTCCGCCTACGACTTCATCACCGGGAAGTTCGACGATCTGGTGGGTATCTGCCTGGGATTGACCGCGCGGGTGGCCCGGGCCGGGGACCACCTGTGGGACTTCCTGGGCGCCACCCTGAAGGGGTCGGTGAACAGTGTCATCTGGATGGTCAACCAGGTGATCGACGGCATCAACAGCATGACCGGCGCCACCTCCAGCCTGTGGTCCTGGGCCGGTATCCCCTCGATCGGCAAGATCCCCGACATCCCGCGCCTGGCCGACGGCGGCACGATCACCCACGGCGGCCGGGTCATCGTCGGAGACCGGGGCGAGGAGGAGATCACCCTGCCGCCCGGCGCCACCGTCACCCCCCTGGCTCACCACCCGTCGGGCGGGATGGGCGGGGGAGGGGGTGGTGGAAGCATCGTGATCAACGAGCTGCATGTTACGATCGAGGCCACCGGGTTCCCCGACTTCAGCCGCCCCAACTCGATGGACGCGGCGGCCAAGAAGGCGGCCCGGCAGATCTATGAAGCCATCCTCCAGGTGCAGAGGGATCGCACGTGACCCAGTTCGGTACGATCACAGTCGGGCGCTTCCCCCTGGTGGAGTTCCCGACCCAGGCGGCCACGGACGCCGCCGCCGTCCCGTCGTCCAACTCGCCCACCGGCCGGACGCTGAAGATAGCCGGGCAGGAGTCGTATCCGTCGGCGCCCGAGATCGGCACCACCCCCGCCCAGCTGTCGGCCTGGCGCTCGGACATGGCCGGGCTGGTGAACGAGCTGGTGCCCGTCATATTCACGGACAAGTCCGAGCTCAACGGCTACTACCTGGTCACCGACACCTCCGCCGACCTCCAGAACTGGGAGGGCGAGCAGATCACCCTGACCTGGACCATGGACCTGATGCGGGTGGGCACCGACTATGAGATCGACCTGGAGTCGCGCCTGACCGGCGGCACCCGCACCAACTCGTTCGCGCTCACCGGCGTGAAGTGGCACAGCCCCTCGGTCGGCCACTACGCCTACTACAGCGCCACCGGCAACACCCCCACCACGGTTGCCCGCGTCGGTTCCGACGGAACCCACCTGGTATATGTCAACCTCCCGGCGGGCAACAGCACCATCCCCCGCTGGGGGTGCGCGGTCTCCAGCTACATGACCGGCCGGTGCATGTTCATGGATGAGAACGGGATCGAGCGGTCCGGCATCCTGTTCCGCCAGAACAGCCCCAGCAGCTGGACGCTCCAGAACGGCCTGGTCAAGATCACCCCGGCCGGGGTCGGCAACGGGGTGTTCTCGCTGAGCACGTGGGACCAGGCCCAGAGCGGCGGCGGCTCGGGCAACTACATGTCCAAGAACTGGGACATCCGGTTCAACGGGACCAGCCTGGGCGGTGTCCCGCTGGGCGTGTCGCTGCTGCGCAACGAGCCCGAGATGATCGTGCTGCGCATGATCTTCGCCTACCAGACCACCACCCGGCTGACGGTCGACCTGACCCTGCGGCGGGGAGCCCGCCACGTCGAGGTGTTCGCCCAGGCCCAGAGCGCGGGACAGTTCACGGTGGCCCGCCTGGTGAGCGAGGCGGCCAGCAGCGGGACCGGTTACATCCAGGCTCTCACCGACGACTCCAACGGCAACGTGTACGTGCTCGGGTCTGCCCTGTCGTTCACCTCGAGCCTGGCCAACGGCTCCATCACGTCGTCGGCCTCGGTCCTGTACATGGACGCCATCGTGGGCGCGCAGGCCAACCAGCCCGTGCTGAACACCAACCCGTACTTCGAGACCGACCTGAGCAACTGGACCGCGACCAACGGCACCGTCGCACGGTCCAACACCCGCGCCCACTCCGGCAGCTGGTCGATGCTGCTGACCCCGACCGGCGGCAACACCCTGGCCTACGGCCAGTCGGAGATGGAGCCGGTCACGGCCGGGCAGGCGTACGACGCCACGGCCTGGGCCTGGCCGACCAGCGCCATGTCGAACAACATCGGTGTGAGCATCAACTGGTACAGCGCCAGCAGCGCGCTCCTGTCGACCACCACCAACCAGGCCAACACCGTGAACTCAGGCAACTGGAACTTCCTGGCTGCCAACCGCAACGCTACCGCCCCCGCGTCGGCTGCGTACGCGACCGTCCAGGCACTAGAATCGGGTACGCCCCCGGCGGGGGCCACGGCGTGGTTCGACGAGGTGAAGCTGCGCCCCAGCGTCTCCACCGGGGACACGGCGGCCGACCTGTACAGCCAGTACCTGGCGACGCCCTCGGAGCTGGTTCAGGGAATCCGCCGGTAGGCGGGAGGGGGTGGTGTAGATGGCCGTTACCGAAGTCATCATGGGGCCGGGGTCCTGGTCGATCACGCTGTCGCCGGACACCCCGCGCACCATCATCGACGCATTGCAGTACTTCCAGCACATCGTGGTCTCGACCGGCCGCCACAACCCGGCGCTGGAGGGGTCCAGCCTGTTCACGTCCGGACGCTACACCGGCGTGATCACCGGCATCGACTTCCAGTCGCTCAAGAGCGGCCGGGGACCGGTGATCTCCGGCGAGGGCCTGGCCGGGTGGCTCGGCAACGCCTCCGGGGTCGGCCCCGTGATCGAGGGGTCCAACGCCCCCAGCTCGGCCAACGGAGCGGTGTTCACGTCGGCGGCGTACGCCACGGTGATCAACACCCTGCGCCCGTCCTCGATCGCGGCCGGTACCGTCTACCCGATGCCGACCTCGGCCACCTACACCGGCGCGTTCGTGTGGCAGCTGCCGCTGAAGGCCCTGACCTCGTTTGCCCAGCAGGTGTCCCAGGGGCAGCTGCCCACCCAGGTCGCCGAGTGGCGCGTCAATAACAACGCGACGCTGGACTTCGGCCCGGTGGCCAGCCTGTACCGCACCACCCCCTCCATCATCATCGCCCCCAAGGACCCCGGCGTCGACATGTCGCTGCGCGGGCTGGACGGCACGGCCGAGCTGATCGAGGACGTCAAGGACTACACGACCCGCGTCGTGGTGCTGGCATCCGGCCAGGGCACCAGCACCGCCGTGGGCGTGGCCAACCTGGCAGACATCGGCGCCACCAACCCGTACACCGACTTCTTTGGCAACCCGGTCAAGATGACCCGGATGGTCTCGGCCAGCTCGGTGAGCAGCCTAAACGCCACCGCGTCCGCACAGGCCGCCCTGCTCCCGTACTCGACACCGGCCGACCAGGTGCGGCTGTCCAGCAGCGAGTACGACATCAAGGGCGACCTGGTGGTGGGCGACTACGTCTACCTGTACGACCCCGACGCGGGGTTCGTCGACACCACGTACGAGACCGTATTCCGGGGCCAGCGGATCAACCCCACCCGGCAGCGGGTGATCCAGGCCGACTGGCCGATCACCTCGGACATGACGGTCGCCTACCGCGACCAGAACGGCACCTGGTACGACCTCACCGACTACGTGGTGTTCGAGAACGGCGGCACCACCAACCTGATCGTGGGCGGGTACAACCGCAACCTGGTGTCGACCAGCGAGCCCGTCGGCACCCGGCCCATCCCGGACACCACCACCCCCGGCGTACCCGCGTTCGGCACATTCTTCTCCCAGGTGTACCAGTCGGGCAGCGACGGCCGGACCCGCGCCCAGATCCAGGTCACCTGGTCGACGCCGACCAACACGGACGGCACCACGCTCACGGACCTGGACCACTACGAGATCCGGTACCGTCCCGACCTGAACTCGTACGGCCAGAACCCGTCCTACGCCAGCCTGCACACGGCGGGCTACACATACCAGCAGCTGAAGCTCCAGGGCGGCACCTACAAGCAGCTGATCCCGCAGTCCGTGCTGGACTGGAAGCCCACGTTCGTGGCCGCCGGTATCAACCAGATCCTCATCCAGGAGCTCACCCCGGGCGTCCTGTACGACTTCCAGATCCGGGCCGTCGACTCCGCCGCACCCCCGAACCAGGGGTCCTGGTCGGCCACCACCAGCTTCCGGGCCGTGGGCGACCTGATCGCCCCTCCCACGCCCGACGCCCCCACGGTGGCCAGCAACATGGCCTCGGTCCAGGTCACCTGGGATCTGGGCACCAGCGCGGGCGGTACGTTCAACCAGGCCTCCGACCTGCACCACGTCGAGGTCCACGGGTCGTACGACCCCCTGTTCACCCCCTCGAACGCGACCAAGCTGGGCAACCTCCCGGCCAACATCGGCAACATCACCGGCCAGATCCCGGTGGTCGGGTCGTTCACCATCCCCCCCGGCCAGCCGCCCGCACAGCAGATGTACGTCAAGCTGATCGCGGTCGACGAGTCCGGCAACAAGTCGAACCCCAGCGCCCCCGCCGGGTCGACCGCCACCCTGTGGTCGAACTCGTACATCACCGACCTGTCGGTGTCCAAGCTGACGGCCGGTACCGTCACCGCCTCGATCATCCTGGCGGGCACCATCGCCACCGCGCCCTCCGGCGCCCGCGTGCAGATGGACTCCACCGGCGTCCACAGCTTCGACGCCAACGGCAACATGGGCTTCGACCTCAACGCCAACTCGATCGCCCTGACCCTGGCGCAGACCGTCGGCGGCGGCAAGATCGTGCTGTCCGCCCCGCCGAACACCTATCCGCTCCTGCAATTCTTCGACACCGCCGGTACCAACAGCGGGTTCATCAACGCGGGCAACATCGACGGAAACACGGCCGGGCTGGGCGTGAACGGCGGCGCGTACACCACCGGTGGCAACAGCTATTACCACCGGCTGCTGCTGTGGGGGAACTCCGGCGGTATCTTGCAGACGGTCAACCCCGCCCAGGCCCCGGCGGGAGGAAACTTCACTGTCAACGTGGGCAACGCCCGGTTCGGGGTGCAGAACCCCACCGAGGTCGGCGCGTACAACATCGACAGCACCGGTTTGCACACCGCCTACGGCACCTACGAGAGCCTGGGGTTCGGTACCAACTACGACGCGCTGCTGCCGTTTTTCACCAACGTCGCGGGCGGGTTCACCGGCCTGAGTCTGACGTTTGGCGCCACCCTGCTGAGCCAGCCCAGCGTCGCGGCCACCATCTACGACTCGCACGCCACGAACACGTATGCTACCGTCACCAGCATCACCACGACGGGTATGACGATCACCTACCCGAACGCCAACTCGGTCCGAGTCATGGGATGGATCTTCCGGGTATGAGCCGCATTCATGTAATCGACGTGGTGGACCGCACCAAGGTCGGCCCCAAGCCCCATTGGCTGGTCGGGGTCCGGGCGCCGGACGGCACCCGCATAGCCCACGTGTTCCCCACGGACGCCCTGCACTGGCGGGCGGCCGAATATGGGATCGACCCGGCAGACTCCCGCACGCTGCTGGACATCGTACTGCACGAGCGCCTGATGGCCGACCGGGACCACGACCACGAGGACCCCTCGTTCGTGTTCAGCACCGACGTGGACACGGCCCGCCGGGCCCACCTGGGGAGGGTGGCGTCGGTCAAGGAGCGCGACCTGGTCACCGACCCCGGCGGGCTGCTGGCCCCGATCCACGACCACCACAGGGCGACCCTGGACCCCGAGGCCCACGCCACGCGCCTGGCCCTGGCCGACAAGGCCCGCGCCCGCAACCGAAAGGCCAGGTCCGATGGCTGACACATTTACGTCCAACCTGCTGCTGATCCTGCCGGACCTGGGCGACACGTTCGACTTCAACGCTCACGTCATCGCCAACTTCACCACGCTCGACACGCTGTTCGGTGCGGTCCAGTGCACCAGCACCACCCGCCCCACCAACACCTTCGCCGGTCAGATCGTCTACGAGACCGACAGCAAGCGCTACGTCCAGAACACCGGCACCAAGGCGGTCCCGGCCTGGACCTACATGTCCCACGCCGCGCTGGCGGTCACCGCCGCCACCAACCCCACCAGCGGCCGGTCGACCGGCGGTCTGATCTACGAGACCGACAGCACCTATCTGAAGGTGTGGAACGGGTCGGCGTGGGAACAGAAGGCGTATTCGAACCTGGTCACCACCAGCTCGGCCCACCCGGCCTCGCCGTTCCAGGGCCTGGAGATCTACGAGACCGACACCGGCCTCAACGGCATGTACAACGGATCGGCCTACCGGTACAACGTCGCCCAGGCCTCCGCCACCACCGTGCTGGGCGGCACCACCGCCTCGGTCACCTTCTCCGGCCTGCCCGCGATCTCCGGGTTCCTGGTGCGGTGGGCGGCCCGAGCCACGGACGCGGTGGCCTCCGAGGCCCTGTGGCTGCGCTTCAACGGCGACACCGGCGCCAACTACGCCAGCCAGAAGGTGGTCGGCAACAACGCGTCGGCCTCCTCGGTGGCCACCTCCGGCGCGGCCCAGATCGAGATCGGTACGCTGGTCGGCGCCAACGGCACGGCCAACTACTGGGCATCCGGCTCGTTCGAGGTGAGCCCCGGTGGAACCGGGCAGTATACTACGGCTGCGGGCACCGGCGCGGCGTTCGTCACCACGACCAACTCCTTCGCCGGTTCCTACGGCGGGCAGTGGCTCTCGACGGCCACCCCCACCAGCATGACGGTGCAGGGGGCCTCGGGGTCGCTGGCCGCCCGCTCGTCATTCTCCGTATACGTTCTGCCCTAAGGAGGCGGTAGTGGACGACGAAGAGCGTCCTGTCCATCTGATCATCGACGTGTCGACGGGGGCTGAAACCTACGTCCCGGTCACGGACGCCGAGTGGGACCAGATGCGCCAGCGCCAGGCGGACGCGGCCACGGAAGAGGCCCGGAAAGCCACGGAGGCGGCCTCCCTCGCCCAGCAGGCCGCAGAGCACCCGGACCCGCTCGTGAGGGCTCTCGCTGACCGCGCGGGGCTGTCGTGACCCCCGGGACGCAGGAGGAGGTGCCGTACACCCACGTGATCACGGCGCTGAACAGCCAGCTGCTGATCCGGAACAGCGAGCTGGCGATGGCCGAGGCCCGCATCCTGTCCCGCGACCAGCAGATCCAGGAGCTGCGGGAGCAGGTCCGGGAGCTGAACGTCCGGCTTGGCCAGGTCATGGAGGAATTGCAGGGATCCCCGGAGTAGGCGGTAGAATACAGCACCACCCCCTCCCGGACTGCGGACGGGAGGGGGTGGTGTAGGGTCGTTAGGCGCCTTGGTATAATATGGGCGGCCTCGGCGGCACGGTTCCTCCTTACGGAGCGCGAATGGCCGGTCACTCCCAGTCCGGGAGCGCACCGGCCATCCTAGCATATGGATTGCTACGCGGACAAGTCCGGCGGCGGAACCAAGCCCAGCCTCTCCAAGACCTCGGGGTCCGGGTCCGTCATGCAGACGTACGAGCCGTCCCAGCAGGACCGCACCGACGACCCGTCGGGACGCACCGCGAACTGGGTGCCGTCCGGCGCCACGATCCGGGCCACCACCCCCGGCTCCAGCGGGGCCGGGCCCTCCGCCAGCTTGGCCAGCACCTCGGCGGGGGTGGTGCTCGCGCCGGTCTCATCCCGGACGAACGCACCGCCCCAGGACTCCTGGAGCCATCCTCCGTCCGAGTACACTCGGTACTGGGTGCCGTCCGGGCACACGACGGTGTGGGTCAGAATCGGCTTGGCAGGCGACATCTTGTCCTCCTCGGTGGGGCCGACGACCGGCCCCGCACCGGGAACCCTACCACACCCTTGCCCTCGTGGCAAGCTATGCCGACTGCTCGGCCAGCACCTGCTCCAGCGCCCGGAGCTGCGCGCGCAGCTCCCCGTTGGTGCGCCGCTCGGTCTCCAGCGCGACCTCGAGCATCGCGGTCTCGTTGACCATCACCGCGATCAGCCGGGCGTTCTTGTTGGCCACGGCCTGCTGGAGCATCGCCTGGTCGATCTGGATCGCGTACTGGCCGTCGTCCGCCGGGGCGTCGGCCCGCACCGTGGCCGCGTCCTGGTCCGGCTCGACATCCTGGTCCGGGTCGACCAGCCCGGAACCGACCGCCGCGTCGACCACCACCCGGGCGATCTCGTCCAGCTTGGCGGCCTCCTCGGGGGTCGGCTTGCGGGTGTAGGCACCGACCGGGCGCTTCTTGCTCATGTGAGGTCCTTCGCGATCTTGCGGTAGCGGTCCAGGATGTCGGTGGCGCGCACGGCGTCACCCTGCGGGTAGAACGTGTAGTGGCTGACCAGCGCGTCGCCGACAATCACGTTGTCCTTGCCGACCAGCGGCGGCCGGTGCACCGTGATCCAGTGCTCCTCTTCCGGGTAGTCCAGCACCCCGGGCGGGTTGAGCGTCATGAAGTCGGCGCCGTCGATCACATGGCAGCTGACGCTGAACTGCTGGCGCGGCGCCAGCGGGAAGTTCTGGTAGAAGTAGACGTCCTTGGGGTCGCCGTCCTCAATCAGGCCCAGCAGCAGCCGGTGGATCTTCACGGCGAAATCGCCGTCCCCCCACCCGACCGGGTCCATGCAGAACGGCGACTGCACGACCCCGAACTCCTTCGGGATCTTGCCCAGCTTCTGGGCGTACCAGCTGGTGATGGCGTTGTTCCACATCAACGCGAAGCACGCCAACGTCCCGGGCAGGCCGATCTTCGCCTTGCACAGGTTGTCCACGGCGTCCTCGTGCACGTACACGATGTCGTCGTCGAACCGGAAGAACAGGGTGTCCGGGTCGGCCATGTGCCGGTACGCGTAGCCGGTGTTGCGCTGCTTGGGCTGGAGCCGGGGCAGCCCCGGGTGCCGCTTCTTGAGCTGGATCCACGGGTACCGCCGGGCCAGCTTGTACGCGTACGCCAGGTCGTTGACCTGGTTGTCGTCGGTGTTGAGGAACAGCCAGTACTCGTCGATCAGCCCGCGCTCGACATCGCGCCGGATGTACTCGACCAGGATGGACACGGTCTGTTCGCGTCCGTAAGGCGTCCAAGCTACCACACGCTTGTTACCTATCAACCGCGTGCCTCTCTACGTAATCGGCCATCCCTCGCAGGCGGCTCGGGTCGTCTCGGTAATGCCCGAGTCCTTGATTGCACCCGGGGCACAGGAGTCCTCTCACGCATTTCCCGCATGATGTACGACCGGGGCAGCACGACCGGTCGTGGTCTACGTGGGAGGACGCCAACGTGATCGGGTCTCGGCACCCTTGATTGGCGCATTCGTGCAACTGATCTTCCAGCATCTGGGACAGCTCGGCGTCCGTCTTTCCATACCGGGCCAGCCGGTACGCCGCGCGTCTCTTCTCCTGGTTGTTGGCTATGTAGTTTTGATTGTACTCTGCTGTGCGTCTCTTGTTGTCAGGGTCGTCTCGGTACTCCTTGACACACGACTTGCAGTATGGGTGCAGCCCGTCTTTGCGGCTTCTGCTGCGGCTGAACTCAGACTCGTCTTTGGGGTCCTTGCACCGGACGCATTCTTTCACTGGACGATTATACTACGTCCAGATCATTTCTTGCCTCCGAACAGCAGCGGCGCCCACTTGTCGGCCGCGATCTTCTCGATGGTGTAGCGGCTGGCCTCCGCGCGGGCGGCCTCGCCCATCCGGCGCCGGGTGGCCGGATGCCGTACCAGGTCCTCGACCGCCTCGGTCCAGCTGTCCCCCGGGCCGATCAGGTACCCGGTCACCCCGTCGATGACGAAGTCCCGGTAGGGGGTGGTGTTGCTGGCCACGATCGGGATTCCCAGGAACGCGGCCTCCAGCGCCTTGGTGGGGAACTTGGCCTGGTTGTACAGAGTGTCCCGGTACGGAGCCACCCAGACGTCGAAGTCGACCGTGTCCAGGTACTGCTCGCTGCCGTGGACCCAGCCGGTGATCCTGTATCCGGGCTGGGCCATCCCCAACTGCTTCATGACCGGGTACGGCACGCCGACCGTATGCACCACTCCCCCCATGTCCGGCACCCGGCTCAGTGCGCTCTTGACCCGGTCGCCCAGCTCCCACTGGGTGAACGAGGACCCAGCCCAGCCGACCACCGGCCGGTCGACGCCGAACCCCGACCGCTCCCACGGCCCGGGCCGGTCCAGGTAGCGCTTGGGCAGCCCGTTCGGCACCACCACCGTGTTGTTGCAGTACACTGAGAACAGCTCGGCGATGCGGGCGGTCGCGCACGCGGTGTACGAGCTGGAGAACGCGTTGGCCAGCAGCCGGGCCTGGATGCGGCTCTGCCCGTACTCGAACGCCGACTGGCCGAACTCCGGGTGCTCCGACAGGTGGAAGTAGTCGTCGTCGGCGTCGAACACCGTGGTCTTTGCCCCGGCGAAGTTCCACCCGGCCCACTGGGTGGTCGGGCCGGGGGTGCAGACCCGCTGGCCCAGGACCGCGTCGGCGTCGGCGTAGGACGGGTCGTACTCCACCCCCTGGCCCACGTCGTGCCCGAGACCGCGCAGGGCCTCCGCCACGATCCGGGTCCGGTACCAGCCGCAGCCGCCCTCATCGGCGGCCCACAGCCACGCCTTACCCACGGGGGCGCGGGCTGACCATGCCCGGCGTCCACGCGTCGCCCAGCTCCTGCTGCGCCCGCCAGACCGGCAGCCAGTTGTCCTCGAACCAGACGACCGTCTGGCTGACACCGGCCTCCAGGCTGAACAGGTCGGCCGGGTCCATGCCGATCAGATGCATGGTGTGGTTCCGGGCCGTGATCCGAGCGCCCGGGGTCTCGCCCGGCCGCATCGGCAGGTGGACCAGCTCCGGCTGCTCCTGCCCGGTCAGATTGTGGGTGACCGTCCGGACCAGGTCGGCCACCTCGTTGACCGTGCGGTGCTCGGTCGGCCCGATCTCGATCACTTCGTCGAACAGCTTGTTCTCGGCCGCGAACAGCAGCGCATTGACCAGGCCCTTCGCCACGTCGCCGACGTAGACGCAGTCGGAGACCTGCTCGCCGTCGCCGTAGATCTCGATCGGGGCGCCGGTCAGCGCCCGCGCCACGAAGGCAGGCATGATCTTGCGGACCTTGCCGGGGCCGTACGGGCTGGCCATCAGCTGGCGGGGGCCGTAGGCGTTCACCACCCGCACCTGGTTGATCCGGGTGCCCCGGTCGCGCCGGTACATGTGGCCCAGCGATTCGACGCAGGTCTTGCTGGCCGAGTACGGGTTCGACATGCCCGCGTTGCCGACGCAGATGTTGACCACCGGGATACCGTACTGGGTGGCGGCCTCCATGACGTTCATGCCCGACTGCACGTTGGTCATCACGGCCGGGCGCGGGTTGTACACGGTCTCCTGCGTCCCGAGCACCGACGCCAGGTGGATGATGCCGTCCACGTGCGCGGCCAGCTCGGTGACCGCCACCTCGTCCCGCGTGTCGCCCAGCATCGACGGAAGGTACTTCAGCGGGTCGCCGGGGAACGTGTGGTGCTTGGCCCGGTGGTCGAAGATCACGGGCTCGTGCCCGCGCCTGGCCAGCTCGTCCACCACGTGGCCGCCGATGAATCCGGCACCGCCCGTCACTGCGATCTTCAATTGACTCTCCTGCCTTCGGGACTGTCGACCGGGCGAGCCTAGCATACGCAGTCTCACGTAATCCAATGGTAGGATTCCGGCATGTCCCGCATACACTTCGAAGACCCTCCGGAGCACGACCCGGGCAGGCGCTACGACAACCAGCAGAACCAGGACCGGGAGCAGATCCTGCGCGCCCTGCGGGCCACGGCTCCCGGCCGCTGGGCCATCGTGTCCTACCACCGGTCCAGGGCCCGGTCCGCCCAGGTGGCCCGCGAGCTGCGGGGGCGCCACCCCGACTTCGAGTTCCGGTCGGGCCGGTCACCGCAGTGGGGGGAGGTGGTGTATGGCCGCCACATGGCGGCGAACGTTAAACTTGAGTGAGTGGCCGTCGCGCCAGGACGACCGGCCCCCGTCGCGGGAGAGTCGTTTGTCCATAAACAGGGGGGATGACCGATGGCGTCGCTAGTCTTCCAACAGGCGGGCCCCTGGGGTATCGTGGCCATAGTGGTGGGTGCCGTAGTCTTCGGTTACCTGGTGCCTCGCCCGGTACTCAAGGAGACCCGCAAGGTCGCCGAGATCTGGAGAGAGGCGTATGAGCACGAACGAGCAGGCCGCGTCGCTGCCGAGGCGCAGCGCGACAGGCTTCAGTTCGAGTACGCGGAGACAGCCAACCGCGTACTCGGTGCCCTCCCTGTCGCCGCCAGCCGAAGTATCGGGCCGGGCCGAACCCCCGACAGCGGAGGAGATCCCGATGTGGCTGTGGCCGCTAAGGGCTAGGAAGCGTATCCGGGCCGAGCTGCAAGAGGCCGAGGCCGCCCGTACTGCGGCCCGCCAGCAGGCCGCCCAGACAAAGGACCGCGCACCCGCCGTGCGCCAGCTCACGCGTGAGCTCCAGCAGAAGCGGGAACTGCCCCTGGAGGCCCTGTTCCAGGCTGGCGTAAGGCATCGCCGCCCCTAGCCACCGCGACAATCCCTGTGGTACCCTGGGGGTATGGACAGCCCCATGGAACCCGTCAGCAACGCCCAATTCGGGCGCGCGGTCGGCGTGCATTTCACCACGGCATCCCGATACCGCAACGGGGATCGGGTGCCGTCCACCGGTGTGGCTCTGAAGATCGCGGAGTCGTACAACCTCGACCCCGGAGACATCCTCCGGGCCATCTCGGCCGGACGCGAGGCGTTCGGCCACTTCATGCGCATGTACGTGTTCGGCCCGGAACCCGACGTGGACCTGAACGCGGACGGCACCGAGAAACGATCCTGGAAGAAGGCAGCGTGACCAAGACCAACGACGGCATATCCCCGG